TAACACCTTCTTCTGGTATAACTACATCTCTTGTTGCATCAGCATCACCAACAGAACTTAATCCCATAACACTTGTTCCTGAAGGAGAAGTGTTTAAGAAATCAACAGTACCTGCAGTTGCTGTACTGGTTAGATAAATGCCTTTAAGTCTACTTCTACCTGCAAATATAACATCTGCGGCTGAACCGTTAACTCCTGCTGAAACATTACCTGCTGGATTACCAACGGCTGAAATACCCGATATAGTTAAAAAGTATTTAGTACCAGTAGCAGTACCTGCATTAGCACCTGTGATTGACTCGGTTTGACTATCGCCATTGACATCAGTTCCTGTAACAGTAAACGATTTAGCTGCATCATTCCCAGCCGAGAGGATAGTGACTACCCTCCCATGACTGAGCGCAACTGCTCCGTCAGAAGCTAATGCTCCCCCAATTACGAGGGCTGCATTATTTCCAACGGATGCTGCTACTGATATTCCATCTGCATCTAAGGCTACTGTGTCTGCGGTTATAGTGACCGCTTTTACATCTGATCTAGCCATAAGTTACCCCTAGATTATTCCAGTAAGGTTAATGAGCGAATAATCAGTCGTTACGTTAACAATCATAACTGTACCGATTACTTGTATCACATCTCCTGCTGCCGGCCCTACTGCTCCTGCTGCTCCGAGAGGTACTGCATGGTTGCCCACAACTAATGTACCTGAAGTTAATACAGCCTGCGGCCCTGATACTGCAAACCAACCATAAGCACTTGCTGCCATATCGACAACTGTTACACCTAGTGTAGCACCTGTAGTGGTAGCAGCTTGAACGATTTGAGCACTTCTTGGATCAGGAATTAAAGTAATTCTTGAGCTTGTAGTTATTGCTGTTGCTAAATCATCGTAGCAAGTAATAACAATAGAAGGATCGGCTGAATGATCGTGTGCTGGGTTAGATTCTATTCTAAGCATCTGACCTTCGCCAGCAGCATCGTTCACATAAAGGTATCCGCCTGCATATTGATTTAACGTTATATCTGTACCAGCAGTTTCTACTGATATAGCTGTCTCACCTGCGGCTACGCCTGCAGTTGGAGTTAAATCAAAGTGATGCGTTATTTTAGCAGCGTGAGTTACGCATTTACCTGCTGTAACTGCTGATGCTGCTAGTCTACCGTAAGCATAAACAGTATTACCGTAAAGCAATCTACTGCCTAATGGAAATAACTTAGTAAGCCCTGAAGTGAAAGGATCAACAGTACCGTATTGGCTTCCGCCTTTACCTACGATAAAATCTGCTGGCCCATATCCTGTTGCTGCTGCGTATTGAACATGTCCACCATCATCAGTAAAAATATTACCGTCTGCGTTAATTACTAAACCATCAGTAATAACTCCTGTTGATGAAGCTATATCTATTGTTTTAAAACCATTCTCAGACCTAACTGGCCCCTTAAATGTTGTATTAGCCATTGTAATTCTCCTGTCTTGGCAATTGTCTACTACATCATATAGTAGTCAGGATTAATAAAAAAGGGGGGATTTTTATTTCCCCCCTCACGTTTAGCTTATGACGATCCCGGAGAACCGAATAAACCTAATGGATCAGATACTCCAAACGAATAACGCTCTCTAGCTTTATAGCGAACATTACCTGTATCGAAGTCTCCATCCATACTTGTATCAAGCGGAGTACGCTCAAAATGCTTAAGACCATTAGGAATATCAGTCACTAAGAACCAAGCGTTAGTATCAGTTAAATAATGATTAACTGAGTAACCCTCTGGAATAGTGCCGTTTGCTCTAATAGCATTAAGATCATTATCAGCAGTTCCAACTCTACCTTCTGACTCAAGAATTCTTGTTGCAACAAACATCAAGTTTGGTGGAACAATTAACTTTTTAGGTCTTGCCGCAATTAGCAATCCTCTTTCATCAGTCCAGCCAGCAATAGATATTACAGCAGCTTCTAGTGAAGTCTCATTGAGATCAGCGCCAGTTACAGGTCTATTACTATTTTTACCACCACCAACAAGTACATGCCCATCACCGCCAGTAACACCGTCACCATCAGCAGTAAATAGATTGACTCCATCTCCTGTTTGATAGCTGTTACTAAAACCGTTGTTAAGCGGAAATGCAGCTTTAACTTGTTTTGTGTATGCCATAGCACGAGCTAAAGCTTTGGTGTAACGACCAGATAGCGAATCATATAAGTTATCTTCCATCGCTTCTTCTGTAATCGCAAATCCCATTGCAATAGTTTCGTGATTATAACGTGCAGTAAAAGCTTCTTGTGCAGAATCATAACTAAGAGCTGAACCTTCGTCTTTTACTGGAGCAGCAGCAAATCCACTTAACTTAACTTCTTCCTCGAATGAACGATCAGAAGCTTCAGTTTCATAAATTGCTTTATGCTCATCTTGGTACTTTTCATACTCCAAACCAAAAAGGGCATTAAGTCCCGGCAGGAGTTCTTTCAACATTTGTGCGCGTGAAATAGCCATTAATTATTCCCCTTAAATGCCTGTTGTGTTATCGAATTGATGCCCAACGTTTACTTTGTAAACTGCATCAGTATAGGTATCACCTACTTCTGATGTTGTGCTATCGACAAACTCAACTAGCTTGAGTGGTAGAGTATTAGTAGTAGCGACTGTTGAAACGTCTGCTGCGTTCTTACTTTTACCGATTGAAGTAGATCCAGCAGTTTGGACAAGTCCAAAGTTAGCACCTAGAGCACTTTGCGCTAGTGTACCGTCACCTTGCATTTGAAACAAAGCTTGCGGATCGGTTAAGACATATGCAACCGCATCTGATGCTGCTGTACTAGCAGGCCAGTATTGGTTAAATGTCATTTGGTTTGTACTAGGATCAGTATACTTGCACCCTAGAAATATTCCAACGGTTGTTACACTAGCAGTACCTGCGTCTTTCTCGACAGTACCTGCTGTTACTAATTTAACAAAATCACCGTGGAAAATGTTGGTAGCATAAGCAGAGGCAACTTTAATCTGCATTGTTTTTCCTGTAAAGGAGCCACTTGCAGAAAGTGTGCCTACTGGTCTTGCTCCATACGGAGTTGCTGTAGTAGCCATTTTCTTTCCTTATAAATTAAAAAAGGTTCTTACGAACCGCCACGACCAAACGTGGTACGCGATCTACGATCTGGAGCCAATACTGGCATCCGTGGATCATTTTCTCTCATATACGCTTGATCAACACTCTCCATCTGTTGTGCAGCTTTTTGTTGATAATGTTGCTGTCTAGCTGCTGCAGTTTCTTCTGGAGCTTTACATAATAACAATCCACCTACTTCAACGCATCCCGGAAATCTTGATTCGTGATCTGGTATCACGCTCAGTTCAGGATGATCAACCGCCTTTACAGGATCCCAGCCTTCTCTAAATCTCATAGATACATTAGTATTATCCGATTGTCCGGTCATACTAGTTCGTACCCAGCGAAAAGCCCAACCTTTTTGTGGTGTTGGATCTGGTAACACTGATGGTGGTTTCCATTCAGTAAGTCTTTCATTGTCGCTTCTTGTTTCCAATGAGCGAGGGTTGCGCTTTATTTCTTCGTTTATTTTATCAGCCACGTTTACTCTCCTTGAGCATTTGTTTTGCATATTGTTCAGGGGTTATTCCCAATCTTTTAGCGAGTTTTACTTGGGTTTGCGTTAGCTGTATTTTGCGCGGAGCTTTACCTTCCCTTTGTGCGGAAGCAACTACCGTGTTTTTCCTTCTTGTGCTTGTTGGTTGCACGTTCTCTTCTTTATCGACATCAAAAAATTCAGGAAAAGTTTTGTGTAATCTTGAATTAATTGTATCGAAATACTTATCTGATTTAGATGTTATGTTCTTTTTTGTAAGACTTTCATGCAAACCAAAAGCAAATCCTGTCATTTCTTCATAGCCCGGCTGTCCAAACCATTGATTATTATCAATCCAAGCTTGAGTTCTTGGATCAGCAGTTTGTGGTTGCTGATCAAAAGACTGAGTTGCTTCAACTCTTTGTGGTTGAGGTTGATAATTTTGTAAATAGGTTTTATCAGTCTGTGCTCTTGTTAAAGACTCTTGTGCCGTAACTAACGCTTCTGAATCTCCTTCATCATAAGCTTTTTTGTAAGCTTGCTTTGCAGCTTCTATCTCAGTATCTGCTCTAGTAGAAACACTTTTGATTAATGCTTCTTCACTACGATTAACAATATCTGATAATTTTGCATTTTTTTCTTGAACGTTTTGAGCGTATTGAACAGCTTCATCTCGAATACGAGCATTTTCTTCTTTTGCTCTTCTCTGTTCATGATATTCGTATTTTAAACGGTTTATACGTTTTTTAACACGATCATCTATACCATCAATTTCTTCATCAATATTAAAATCATCTGATTCAGCTTCTTGTCTAGCAGGTCTTTGATCTTCTGAAGGGCGATCATCAATAATTTCAACATCGAAATCATTAGACGGCTTCATTACATCTGCCTCATCTGGCAGTATTTGTGCTTCTTGATTATCCACGAGATATACCTCTAGGATCGTCTACAACAGCTTCAACAGTATCATCATTAATAATTCGGAACTCTTTGCCATGAATTTTAAGCCTTGTACCGCTGTAAGCTCGCATGATTATAAAATCACCTTCCTTACACCAAGCACCATCTGGAAATCGTTCTTTATCATTGTAACAATCAGGGCCCATATCTATAACAAAACCAACAATAGAAGAAACATGTTCACTATTTACCGTTGTTTGTGCTTTTAAAATACCACCATCAGTCTTTTCTTCGACTTCAGGCAACCCAATTAACATCCTATATCCAGTAGGTTTAGGCAACTGCTGTGCTTTTTTACCTTCTGTAATATTAGTAGCTTCTGCTAATGCCATCTTTAACGTCCTCATTGCACCACTTATAAAGGAGAAGTGGAGAGCTCCTTGCACCCTATGGGTGAAACTAGTCTTCTATCAAAACTTGGTTTACAATTTCTTGTATATCTCGTTTTGCTAGTTGTATTCCTTCAAGCTTTCCTCTATTTAAATTATATTCACTGTAATCTTTAATTACACCTGAGATTAAATTATCTTTTAAAATAGATTCTGTCTCGTTTAAACGTGACATTAACAAATCGACAAACCTTGTGTCAACCATTATTATTGTCCTTTAAGTAATTGATCTGCAATCTTACTTCCTATCTGAGCACCTTTAGTTTCTTGGTCAGCAGATATTTTTTGTTCTTTGACAGATAATTCGGCTTGTCTTTCTGTAATTTTAGCACCAATTTTAGCACCTTCAATTCTTTCGTTACTGTCAATTTTAAGTTTTTCAAGATCATTACGCATCTGTTCTTTCTGTCCATCAAGTAATAATTTAGCTTGATCTATTTGTCCTTTAGCTTGATCTTTTTGTATTTGTGATTCAACTTTTTGTTTCTCAATTGCTAGTTCTTCTTGTTGCATTTGAACAACTGGATCTTGAGCTGCCGCTTCATTTTGTTTTAATTGCTCTTCTTGTTTTTGCTTACCGAGTAATTGTTCTGCAGCTTCAGAAATCAAAGTAGATAAACGAGATTCAACCTCTTGCGGTAGCTCCATACCGATTTCAGGTAGCTCGATACCAAGTTCTTTTTCAATTTCTTTACGATATTTAAATGCCAAATGTTCTGTAATATGAGCCTGAAAAGCTCCTTGCATAGATTGAGCCATCGGTGAAGATTGCATCATCTGTTGCATCTCTGGATCTTCCATCATTGACATATGAGTTTTAATATGCGCGTCATGGTCTTGATATTCAAAGGCTTTTACTGGTTTACTATTTAATATATCCATATTTTCAGAAACAGGATCTTTCGGTTTGAAGTCTCCGACAGAAGGAACTATCTGATCAACATCAGTAATACCTAGAACCTCTAGCATTTGACGATGTAATACAGGTAAGTCATACAACTGTGGAGCTTGTGCTGAAAGTTGTAATGCAGATTGATATTGCATTATTCTTTGCCCCATTGTAGCTGCATTAGGGTTAGATACTGGAATAACATCAACCCTTTTATCAAAATCTTTTTCAATGTCCTGTTCTTTGCCGTCTAACTCATAAGGGTAAGCCGGAGGCCCAAAGTCTTTTATTACATTAACTAGGATAACTAATTCTTTTTTTATTGCATTGTGCAATCTTGACTGAATAGCTGACATTACTTTCATATTCTTTTCTAAAATAGCTAATGTAGTCCCTACTGGTGCTTGAGAATTCATATCTGAAGCTTTTACATCAGTAATTGCTGCAAAACGTCTACCTTCTTCAACAATATTGCCTAATAAAGAAAATAATGTAGGAGATGGTTCTTTATGCGGTAAGAATGAAATGTTTTCTCTTATTGAGCCGCCCGGAACGTCAACATCTCTAAACTCACCCGGCATTATAGGGGTGTCATCTCCTTTTACTCTCATGCCACGAGTTTTTAGACCGCCCGGAAGGTTAGCAAGCGTACCTGCATCTACCAATTGACGTAACAAACTTGTTGCAGATTTAACTAAACCACCAATAAGATGAATTAGACCTAATCCGTAGAACCCAAGTCCCGGAAGGTACTCGTAATGCACGAAATGATCTCGTCTCATGTGTTCTTCGTCATCTTCAAACCAATTTCTTTTGATTGAGAGTATTTCTGTAGACTCTCTATCTACAGTAACAACATAAGGCAAGGCAATACCTGTAGGTTCACCTTCTTTTTCATCTTCAAAGCCCTCTAAATCTAGCTCAACATGCATTTCTAACAAAGTATGCACAGAGTCACCTGACAAATAACTGCCACTGGAGCTGCTTTTTGATATTTTGTCGCCTGTTAAGTCACCGTATTTTTCTTTTACATCATCTAAATCTAAATCATAGCTAGGTAAATCAATATCACGATAGAATCCATTAACTTGCAGTTTCCGAATTTCATTTTTACTTTTACGCATTATGTGCGTAAGCCTAGTTACTGATGTAATGTCAGTTGCACCGTTAAAAACAACCATATCTTCTGAAGGAACAAACATAGCACACGGTCTTTGCATAGATTGGTCGTAATAAATCTTTTTAAATGCACTACCAGCTAAAGGTAAAGAGAATAACAATCTTTCCATTTCACTTCGATACTCTGTCATACGATCAGTAAGCAAATAATTCATATAATCTTGAACTCTAGTTGCTTGCTGTTCTTTTTCTTTTGTAATTTTTCCAACAATTTTTGTTTTAGCCGGCCCTGATGCTGGAAATATCTCTGTAATAGCTTGTGATTGAAAGCGAACTACAGCCTCCGAAAGCATTGGATGATGTACACCGCAAGCTCCGGGCCATGGAGTGCTTCGATCTTCAGTCTTTAAGCCTAATTGTTCTAATCCGCTGATATAAGACTTCTCCCAATCTTTACGAGAAGATTTGTCATTCTGATATGCACTAACTAATTCAGAACCAAGTGAAGATAGAATATCTTCTTCTATGTATTCAGCTAGATTTGAACCAAATTCAATTTCTTCATCTAACGCATCGGGATCAAAGTCTATTAACATACCGCCATCTTCTGTTTCAATAGAAACTGAGTCTGGATTTTCTATGCTAATTTCAATTTCTTCAGCATTGTCACTCATGCGTTCCTGCATGTCTGACATTTCTAAACCTGTAAGTGCTTTATCGACAGCCATAAATTTTCCTATAGAATGTTATAGTGTAAACAACTTAATAATAGTTAGCAATAACTGGTACATCACTACCCATATCCTCATCATTGCCAAGTGAAATAAATCCACCTTGTCTAAAACGTAACAATGCTTGAGTAGAGGAGTCTACTAAATCATCATTATCACCGACAGGAAAAGCTGCAAACTGTTCTATAACTTCTTCTGCCCATCTTGATAATG